TTACATTCGAGGCAGAAAAATTAGATGAACGTAACTGGGTTATGGATTTTGGAGGTCTAAAGGATCTTAAGAAAACTCTAGAGCATACATTTGATCATAAATTGGTTGTTGCTGCAGATGATCCTCAGATTGATCTCCTTAAGTTGCTTGATGAGTCTGGAGTTGCAGAAGTTATCGTATTACCAGGTGGTGTAGGTTGTGAGCGGTTTGCTGAATTTGTACTTAAAACTGCAGATACCTTTGTTGATGAATTAACTGACGGTAGAGTTCGTGTAAGATCAGTACAGATTAATGAGCATGGTAGCAACTTTGCAACATGTTATAATACGCTTGATACAGCTAGAGATGAATTAGTAGTAACTATATCGGATGGTGTAACTCCACCGGAATCAGTTACTACTAATGAAGTGGAGCCTCAAGAAGAAGCACCGGTTAGTAGAGCAGCACCGGTGGGTAATAAAGTAACACAAGGTAAAGGCAATTGGTTTGAAGGTACCTCGTGGGGTTAATATAGCACGAGATATAACTATTTTATCTTTAGAGCAATCTATACAAGATAAGTTAAATCTCTTAGCTAAAGAAACAGAAAAAGAGCTTCCTCAGATTGAACCTATAAAAGATATAGGATTAGAGGAAGCTCTTAAAGAATTGTTAGCTCTCGAGAACGGAGCAAATATAACGCAGAATCTTACTGCGAACAATTTCTGATGTTCCAAATTCGAAGGAATATATACCTTTTATTTCAGAATCATTACTATTAAATTTATCAAATATTTTTTTAAAGCCTGTCTTTTTACCAATGTCAGCTTGATTGGTATCTCCAGCTACTATATATTTACTATCTCTACCAAATCTAGTTAGAATTGTAGTAAGTTCTCCTGGTGTTAAGTTTTGCGCTTCATCAATAATAACAACACTGCTATTAAAAGTCAAACCTCTAACAAAGTTAACTGGTATAGCTTCAATAATACCTTTATCTCTTAACATTTTACTTGTGCTTTCGTTGGTAATTTCTCTTACCTTCTCAAGTAAAGGCATTGCATATGGTAGAAACTTATCATCTACTTCACCTGGAAGTGAACCTAAGCTTTTTTCAGCAGATTCTGCTACCGATCTTATGTATATTAGCTTAGATAAATCTTCATTTTTGATCATTTCTAGAGCTGCATATACAGCAATGTATGTTTTCATTGAACCGGCTGGACCATCTACAAATGCCATTTTAGTCGTGCTATCCATAATACAGTTATAAAACTGCTTGTGATGTGGATTTAAGTAAAATGGTTTACGTAACTTAAAGTCAAGTAGCCAATTTTCCGAATTACTAATTTCGAAGTCATTTAATCTATCTGTAAGATTGACAACCTCCCGACGAGTACGGGCAGTTTTTTTGCTCATCTATTATTATTTAATCAAAATTTAAGTTGAAACGCGGTATACATCATATATAATTATACTTGATGGATTTAGATAAGGAAACATTAATACTTTCAGATGATAAAATATTTTATACTATTGAGGGTGAAGGTGAGTATGTTGGTCAGCGATCATTATTTATGCGTATGGCTATGTGCAATCTAACATGCATAGGCTTTGCGAGTGAAGACTCTCCTCATGGATGTGACTCTTTTATATCTTGGAGTGTCAAAAATAAGATGACTTTTAATGAAATCTTTCAGATGATGGAACATAATAACTGGATTGAGAAGCTTAAAAAGGGTACAATCTGGAAACTAACCGGTGGTGAACCTCTTATTCAGCAGAAGCAATTACTTAAGCTTGTTGAAGCTTTTATTGATAAGTATGAATTTACTCCTAAGATAGACTTTGAGACTAATGCTACTCTTATGCCTAATCAAAGATGGATCAAGGACTTTGGTGCTACCTTTACTACTTCACCTAAATTAACTACAAATGGTGATCCAGAGAAAAAAACTTATAAACCGGAAGTACTTAAGTATCATAAGGAAATTGGTTCAGGTTTTAAGTTTGTTATTAATGATCCTGCAGCAGATATTAAAGAGATTTGGCGTAAGTATGTAGAGGATGAGCATGGTATTAATATCACACGAGATCGTATTTGGTTTATGCCTGTAGCTGGTTCACGTAAAGAGCATATTGAGAATGCTGCTGCTGTTGTAGAGTATGCAAAGTCAATGCATGTTAATTTTTCTGCTCGACTTCATTTACTAGTCTGGGATATGGCCCTTAAGGTGTAATGAAAGATCATACACTTATTCTTAATAAGTATTATTTTCCTATTAATGTTGACGAGTATAAGCGAGTATTTACAAATATTGCATCTGGCTCTCACCTACCTTTAGATATACATTATGAAATAAATGAAGATGGTTCTATTAACTTTGAAAATATTAACTTTTGGAATATTATTAAGTCTATCGATTTGTGGATGGATTTACCTATCAGGCCATATGATAATTTTATTCATACTGTTAACGGTCCTATACGGCTCCCTACTGTAGTTATATGTTCTACTTATAAGGGTATAATGCATAAGAGGGCAAAGTTTCCGACCAAAAAAAATATATGGGAGCGTGACAAATATACGTGTGTGTATACAGGTAAAAAATTACAAAAAACGGAACTTAGCGTTGATCATGTGTTTCCAAAGAGTAAAGGTGGAAAGGATACATGGGATAATTTAGTAACATGTGATAAAATATTAAACTCTAAAAAAAGTAATAAGTTACTTTCTGAGACTAAATTAAAATTACGGTATAAACCTTTTAAACCGACGGATGGTTATAAGTTTGAAATATATAGAGAAGAATGGCATTCCTTTCTTGCCAATTTTTAAATATAATTAAATAATTGTATGCGATTATCATTAACAGGTGCTGCTAATACTGGTAAGACATCTCTACTACAAAGTTTTTTACATACTTGGAATACATACAAAACACCAGAAAAGACATATCGCGATATTATTGAAGAAAAGCAATTAGAACATTCATCTAAAACTACTACAGAAACACAAACTGAAATATTAAATTTTATAACTGATCAGCAGTTAGGTAATACGGTTGATGATAATATAATATATGATAGATGTACATTAGATGTTTTAGCTTATACAATATGGTCACATGAAAAGGGTGTAGAAGGTTTTGATACCGCATTTGTTAATACACAAATTAAATTAGTTAAAGAATCAATGCGGTCATTAGATATTATATTTATTTGTAAATTTAATGAGAGTATGTCTGTTGAAGATAATGGTAAACGTGATGCAAATAAAGAATATATTATTGAAATAAATAATATTATTGAATCATTATATCAACAATATAAGCAAAATATAGATTCAGATATTTTCTTTCCTAAAGATGATTCACCTTGTCTTATAAAGCTACCAGATAGTATGCAACAACGCGTTGACCTTATCGCTGAGTACGTTGCACCAGATGGAGGTATGCATAGTGATAAAGATTCGATTTTAAATCCAGATAATCTTAAAGAGTTAGAACAGTTAGTTAATCAACAAACCAATGCTCATGAGTCAGAAGAAGAAGAGAAGGAACTATTTAAGAAATTTGGATTAAAATGATTCTAATTTAAATCCAATATTTGCTGCTGTTGTAGCTCTATCACCGGTTTGTGCATCTATAACAGAAAGATCAACAAAGTTAGTACTTCTATCTGATAAAAAAATCATCGCTAAATCACCATCTGCATTTACTATACCAGCAGATGGTAATATTAAATATTTTTCATCTATAAAATTAGATATAAAGTTAAATCGAATAACACTACCATCTACTTCTGCAGAGGCAATATTGCTAGATTTATTAATAATAACTCCACTAGCATCCCATGCTGTTAGCGTCACCATTGCTTTAGTATTGGATGTTATAACTGAGGAACTTAAAGCTGCTATTGATGAGTCTACAGAAGAACTTAAGGTATTAAAGCTGCTAGATAAAGTAGCAATATTTGTAGTGTTGCTGGATAGCGTTGAACCAAAAGTTGTATTATCAACACCTATAACAAAATTCTCAAAGTCTAATATATTTGTACCATTTTCTGTTTCTACTAATAATAGATCACCAGCTGCAACAGAAAAAACTTCTGGAAGTTCTCTGACGTTGTAAATTACATTATCACGATTAATACAAGGCATGTATATATTTATACAAGAGTTAGTTGATTATAACATACTTTAGTATAAAATATAGTGTATGAGTAAAGTAGGTGTTGGTATTATTACCTGTGATAGGGTGAAAATGTTTGACGTGTGTTTTGAGTCAATAAGTGATGAGTGGTACGATGAATTAGTAGTTGTAGATGATAGTAAGAAACAAGGACCTTTTAAACGTAGAGGTGCTGAATTTATTCGTACTCAAGGCGGTGAAGGAGTAGGTAAAGCTAAGAATAGAGCTCTCAAGCATCTTTTAGACAAAGGATGTGATTATATTATTCTTGTAGAAGATGATATGAAATTTAAAGGTAATTTATTTGCTGAATATATTAAAGCTTATAAAGAAACAGGTATACATCACTTTATGTTTGGATATCACGGGCCTGCAAATAAAGCTGGTATAAGTGGCGGCGCTCCAGTACCTAGAAAAGTTATAGACTACGGTGATGATATTAAAATAGCACTTAACCAGCATTGTGTTGGAGCGGTAACTTTCTACACTAGAGAATCACTAGATGCTGTGGGTCTATATGACGAGCAATACACTAATGCATTTGAGCATGTTGATCATTCATATATGCTAGCTAAAAAGGGATATAGTACCCCTTATTGGTGGTGGGCTGATATTGCTAATAGTTTAGATTTTGTACAAGAGCAAAAATGTTCAGAAGACTCGTCTGCAATAAGACCACGTAGTGACTGGCAATTAAATATTCAAAAATCCTCACAACATTTTACAAACAAACATGGTATAAGTCCGGTATCAGTACCTGATGCGCCAATAATAGATGTTATTAAATTTATTAAGGAAGCTTATAACCCCCAGTCTAAATTACAAGCACATGACCTTAAAGATAAATTAACTTTTATAATACCAGCACAGGTTGATCATAAAGATCGTATTAGAAATATTAAAACTACCTTAAGTTATCTTAATTATTATTTTAATGCAGATATTATAATAAGTGAACAAGATACAACCAGTAAGTTACATACTATTTGTAAAGAATTTAACTGTAAGCATATTTTTACTAAAACAGATGACTTTTTTAATAAACTCAAACTTATTAATATAGCCGTAAGAGAATCTACAACTCCTATTATCTCTATATATGATGCGGATGCTTTATTAAGACCTAAACAGATTACTGCTGCAGTTGATTTAATTTTAAATGAAAAAGCACAACTAGTATATCCCTACGATGGTAATTTTTATGATGTACCAGAAAAATATTTTGATATTATTAATGAGACTAAAAATTTAACAAACGTAGATCTTAACGAGTGTAAATTATTTAACTCTAATTCAGTTGGAGGGGTTGTAATGATTGATAGAAAACACTTCTGGAAGTGTGGTGGAGGTAATGAGAATTTTAAAAGCGTCGGGTATGATGATAATGAGATTGAAATACGTTTTAAAAAGCTTGGTACAAAGATACTTCGTACCAAATGGCCGTTGTGGCATCTTACACATACCCGGGTAGAAACTTCTTACAATCATAACCCCCATATAATTTTCAATAGAGACTATTGTCAGAAAATATCTCTTATGAGCAAAGACGACCTTCAAGCTCATATTGATCAATGGGATTGGCATAAAGATAATATATAGTAATGATAACTTCAACACGAATAGGTAGACATGGAAATTTAGGCAATAGCATGTTTCAATTTGCTGCTGTATTAGGGATGGCTAAAAAGACAGGCTTAGGTATAGCAGTTCCATACAATAAAACATATTACGATCATCACTACGGCTGTAATAATACATCCATTTTTGATGGTTTTGATATAAGTACAACTATATTAGAATCTAATAATCATAAATTTAAAGAAGTAGAATTTCCTTTTTATTATACTGATCATAAGGTAGATGACTTTACTGATATGATTGGATATTTTCAATCAGAAAAGTATTTTGAAAATGCTGAACAAGAAATAAGAAACCAATTTAAATTTAAAGATTTTATAAAAGAATTAATTAATAGTAAAATTAAAGATGGATATTATCCGGATCCAAATAATTGTACCTCACTTCATATTAGGTTAGGTGACTATGTTAAGTTGCGAGAATTTCATCCAGCACAACCAACGTATTACTGGAAAGAAGCTACAAAGGCTACATCTTCTGATAAATTAATTATTTTTTCTGATGATATAGAAACAGCAAAAAAAATGTTTGGTGAATCAGATAAGATTGTTTATTCAACTGATACAAATCCCTTTGCAGTAATTTATCATATGTCTTTATGTAGTAATAATATAATATGTAATTCTTCTTTTAGTTGGTGGGGAGCATGGTTAGGCGAAACAAAAAATCAAAAGCAGAAAACTATAATAGCACCTAAAGTATGGTTTGGCCCAGGTCATCGTAGTCTGGATCCTAAAGATATAATTCCAAGTCGTTGGATAACCATTTAAAATAATGTCACCCTTAAAAATATACCTTGAAGATTCTATGTTTGCCCACTGCAAATATAGTTCTAATCCATCACATATGCCTAACGATACGGCACCTATTGAGTGGATTCGAACATCAAATTATAACAATGATGATCTTGTCGTATGGACAGATAATAATCTTACTAACCGTCAAAGTAGATTAAAAGAGAGTAAAAATATTGCTTGGTTAGTTGAGTCTCCTGGAGTTATACCAGGTCAAACTAACTGGCTTTTAGAGAATGGTGATAAATTTGATTCCATTTGGACTCATGATGATAGAGTCTTAAAAAAATGGAAGCATGCAATATTATTACCTATTGGAGGGTGCTGGTTAAAAGATGAAGAAAAAAGTATATACCCTAAAACGAAAAACTTTTCTATTATTGCATCCGGTAAGACATACCTTAGCGGTCATAAGCTTCGACATAGTATCATATTAGGCTCTGGTAAGAATATTGATGTTTGGGGGAGCGCGCAAGGCCCTCATTTACATCTTCAAGAAAAAATTTATGGATTAAAAGATTATAGGTATCACTTCGCAATTGAAAATTGCATTTCTGGATATTACTTTTCTGAAAAACTCATTGATGCATTTATGACGGGGTGCATTCCTATATACTGGGGAACACAATACATTGATCAATTTTTTAACATAGATGGAATGATTATATTTAACGAACTTAAGGAACTTCCTGAACTTCTTAAAAAATGTACACCGGAATTTTATAAATCGAAAAAAAGTGTAATAGAAGAAAACTATAATCTTGCTAAAAATTATAGATTAGCGGAAGATAAAATTCCGTCTTTGTTAAAGTAGAGTTGAATTTTAAATTTATTATTATATAATATAGTATGATTATTGATCAGCAAGTATATGACGGTGACTTTATTCATAAGCGTTTTGCATATGAACAATTTCGTAAAGAAGTATCCCCTGTAGGTAATATTGTTGCTTTTCGAGCGCCGATGGATGTAACTGAGAATCTTATTGATCTTGAAGATACATTATCCGATGATTTTATTGCTTCAGAAGATGCTATTAACTTCTGTTGGGAGATTCCTAATCTAGGTCCTCTAGGTGCTGTATCTTTTCAACGTTTATTTAATACAAATATTGCAAAGTTTTTGAGTAAGCGAGCTAAGATTCCTATTGTCATGGATGGTGATGATCTTATGGTTCAGCAGAGTTTTGTTGGTTCTGATGGATATGAGCATGAATTAGGTAAAGTAAGCGTTTCAATTACTTATAGCCTTGAGAACGTCGCCGTTGGTCATACTGCTATCAATATTGATGCTGGTAAAAAAGCGCCCGGATTTGCGTTCTCCTCTAATTTATCCGATGAAGAAGCTCAAGCATTTATGCAGGAGGTTATTGATTATTTTAATGCAGAAGTAAAAGATCAGTTTGTAGCTACTACAAAGATTGTTGTATAATGAATTTCTTTCAATTACAAAATAAATTATTTTATTCTAAAAAGGATAACGCTGGTGAGTTAGACCTCGAAGGTGAGCAATCCTTTGTACCGTTTCTTTTTAATAGGTGGCTCTCATTTTATAGTAAAGATACACCTCATTTTGTAAATGAAACTTTAAACAAGTTTGGTGCTTTATTTGATGATAAGCAGCGTCAGTATAGATTGTATTATAATCTGATACCACGTCTAAAATTTAAGCGAATTAACTATATTAAAAAGATTAAGAAAGATCAAGAAGATGAGAGTGATTTATATCTAATCGCGAAGTCCAAAAATATATCTGTTCGCGAACTTAAACAGTATCTTGATTAAATTAAAAACAGACCTATATATTTTATATGCCAGCTAATATCGATATACTTAAACCCCAGGAACATCTAATCGACTTATCAACTCATAGTGAGGGTGATATTGGATTGCCAGATGATTTTGAAATATCCTTTATATTTGATGATATTCTCTTAGTCGAATACATCGATGAAAGTGAAGAAGGTGAAATACAGCGTAATGGTATATATGTACCTACAAATGCTATAACTAAAGCTTGGCGTAAAGCAAAAGTTATACTTGCTGGACCAAAGGCTAAGTATACTAAAGAAGATGATATTGTTATCTTTCCAAACAATTTAGGTGTAACTGTATCTAATCTGGATATATCAGGTAAAGGTAAAATTAAAAAAGGTGTATTTTTAAACGAAGATAGAATCTTCGGTATATGTAAACTAAAGAATGATAATACAGAGAGCGACTCTTGATAATATTTTACTTAGCAATGTTTGTGAGTTAAGATTTGTTAGGAGAGTTCCTGTTCCTGGATTATCTCCAACGAGGCATATTATCTGTACTAAATCCTATAGTTTACTTAACTCTAGTAATGGAAGAATTACTCTTAACTACAGACCGCCTAGAGGCCCTGTAAAAATTAATGAAGCTGCTGATAATCTTATAGTTGTTTGGGATATATTAATGCAAGATTATAGAAACGTTAATATGAATCAATGCGATTTAGTACAGCAGTTTCCGGCGAATGAAGAATTTTGGACATACTTCAACGATAATATATACCCAATGTCTGGAGAACAAAAACTATCATATATGAACTCATGAATGCTTGCTTAGAAGATGTAATCGAACATATTAAACCTCACCTATTATCAGATATAGTTATTAAAACTGATAAGAAGGTTCTTAAAAAAGGAA